CTTTGAACTGGTAGCTAGGAGAACCGATGTCTACAGTGTTGTTATTCTCTGGAGTAATCTGGTTAAGAGGAGTAATGCCTACGCCTTCAACCCAAGCCGCAGATGAAGCTGTGTTGTTAACGCAGATAAACAAACGCCCAGTAGTAGCATTAATCCACACTGAGCCGGGAGCGTAACCAGAGTTAACGTCATTAGCAGACGTAGGGTTAGTGATAGCTTGAGTATTATTCTTACCGCCTACACCACCATGTATTTGAGGTAGGTAGCCAGCTACTGAGGTAGTCAGTTCGATCTTAGGACCATCGCCAATACCGCCAGTGTGAGTGTGACCTGTTGTACCATTAAACGCAGAAGCCAGAGTGTTGAACTCTGCGTTAAGTGGTGGTGCTGTAATATTAGCACCGTTAACAATATCCGCTACGGATTGACGTACGTAACCTGCCATTATTGTCTTCCTGCAATACTAAATTCAAATACAATGCCTTGGATGCTGTACGGGTTAAACTCCCCATACGTAACGAACGCTAACTGAGTAGCGAAGCCTGAGCCTTGTATTGAGGTGGTAATGATAGGTTTCTCGTTACCACCATAGTTAATGTTTGTGCCACCGTAGTTGATATTGCGTCCTTTGTATCGGACTGGTGCGCCTTTCGATTCCGTGGAGTATGAGCTTGGCTTACTTACGCTAGGGTCATCCCAGTCGTAGTTAACTGCCATGTTCATTGTTAGTGGACCTTCAGCACGGATGAAGGTGTTTACCTTACGCATCATCTTACGGACTTCAGTATCACCAAAGTCGAAGTAAGGAGTCTGGTAGATAGCAAGGATAGGAACACCATCAAAGGTAGTGCCAGTCTCTTGCTGATATACTTTACCGTTGTAGTCGCCATGTAGAACTAGCTCAGTACGGCCTACATAGGCTGAAGCACATGCACTAGCTCGTATACCGATAAGTTCACCGAACTCCCAACCTAGTCTCTGGTCAGAAGATCTAAGACCACCAATGACGCCATAGCTATCAACAGTGTCCGTATCGTCATCCCCAATAAAGTAACGTAGTTGGGACTTTGATCGAATAACAACTCCATTAAGAGTATCCAAGTCGTAGTCTTTAGAGAGATCGGTTAGAAGCTGTTGAATAGGTTTAGAGATAGTCTCAAGCTCAACGTCACCGATACGAGAGGTTCCTGCAACTGGGCGTAGTCCGTCTGGAGCGAGAAACACCAAGTCGCCCCCAAGTTCCAGTACTGAGTCACGCGCAATACAACCTACATTAGAGGTTACCTGTTCAATGACAAAGCCTGATGTAAGGTCTGCTGATATCTTCTTAATGCCATTAGCACCGAATACGAACAGGTTATCACGGAACGGTTTAAACTGTACTACGTCAAAGCCTACGGCGATCTGACCTGCACCCCCAGCGGCTGTGAAGTTATATGGGTCATTAGGAGCAGAATGAGCTAAGACAGCCTTAGCTGTACGATCTCCGCCTAGGAATAGATGGTTCTCAAAGATACCTACTAGAGCTGGCGCATCTACAGCTAATGGTCCACCGGGAGAGTGGTTAGCATTTACGTCAGTATCATGTGAGCCATCACCCGCAGTAGTAATAAGATCCCAGTGATCTCCATCAAAGATCAAAGCAGGGTTAACACCGTCAGCAAAGGCTAGCTTGTTACCATCACCAAAGTTAAAGGTAGTACTACGTACTTTGTTTAACGTCTTAAAGGTGCTAGTCATAGAACAACGGCGGATGTCATGAGTAAGCGTGTACTTGATCCAGCCTGTTAAACCATGACGGTAGAAAGAGTACTCGTTAGGATCAATCTCAATGACATCACCTTCATTAATAGTCTGACTATTGAAGGTTAGTTGATTGTTAACGACTGAGAAGCTAGAGCGTAACTGTTCTGCACCATTAACGTATGCAGTAACGTAGTTAGGGAAAGGTAGTTCCATAGAACGACCATCTTGGTCATTACCTGTATATGTAACCTGCCCGGAAGTGGCTACGTAAGTATATCGCTTAACCTTACGACTGGCAATGATTTCAATGCGATCTAGGTCATCATTTTTAAAGATGTCTAAACTAAGGATCTTGCCTTCAGCATTGTCTGGATCTACTTCAGCGTATTGGTCATCATAAGGAGCGTACCCCTCAATACGCCGATAGCCTCCGTAGAGGCTAACTTCATAATTTACTAGGCGAGTCCCAGAACCGGGGTTATTCTCTGCTAGGTCCAGATGGTTCTCGTTAGAGTTAAGACCACCGCCACAGATAACCTTGTAGGACTGTATGCGATCCGGCATTAGTATCTCCGTCTAAGAACACGAGTATCGCGGATGTGCTCATACTGATTGATAAGGATGCCTTGCATCTCTTTAACGCTCTGCTGGAACAATGCCGCAGATGCCGCCGCAGACTCCATGTTGTCTTTGAACATGTACATCTGAGCTACAGCCCCTTCTACAATCACGTTATCGTATACGTCTGGGATACGAGTTACGTCATCAAAGGCTTCTAGGGCAGTGTGGTTGAGGTAATAACGGAACCTAATAGTGTACGCTTGGTCTGGTGAAGGGCTAACAAGGTAGCCAGAGCCATGAGACTTAGACACGTTAAGAGGTAGAGCACGACCAGCAGAACCTGCGTCTTCGTCAGTAGCTCGGTAACGTTTATAGTACTCGTCACGCTCAATGTAAGTTAATGGCGTAGTGTTAGTACCAAGCGAGCTGTTACCTTCTACAATGAAGGAGTTCCAATCTACGCTCTTAAAGTAATTAGGCCAAGAGTATTCCTCTTGACCGACTGCTAAGACCTGAGAGTGTTCAGCGGCGTTAAAGGGCCACTCATACTCTGACTGGTTGATCTTAGCAACAGAATTTCGGATAGCATCTTTAGCCGATGCTTGTACGCCTCGTACACTCGCAAAGTCAGCAGGTGCAATCTCCACTTCATTCAAGCGGCGTAGTAGCTGGTTTGTTAAGCTAAGGAATGTAGACACGTTGTATATACCTTACACAAGATAAAAAGGGAGTGGCCCCTAAAGACCACCCCCATGAGGCTTATGCTACGTTGTAAGCCGCAGTGAAGATCGCTTCAGGGCGAAGGATCTTACGACCGTACAACTGCATACCGCGAACCTTATCAGCAAAGGTGTTAGGGTCACGGAAGCTTTCGGTCTTGTCGATCTGCTGTGCAGTAGCAACCGCAGAGTTGTGACCAGCAACAATCAGACCAAAGTCAGTAGTAGAACCAGCAGAAGCAGTAGTGCCTGCGCCAGTACCAACGAATGGCAGGTTGTTAGACTTGTACACTTTGAAGCCACGAAGCATCTGTGCAAGACGACCGTTCATCAACTCACCGTCACCACCGAAGTCAGCGTTAACGAGTTTAGAATCTTCGTCCATCAGCATCTCGATGAATACTGGGTCAACTACAACGTAGCGGCCTTCAGTATCAACGTTAGCCTGATCCATCTGACGGGCAATACGGTTAAGGATAGCCAGAGGTGAAACTACACCAGTACCGCCGTTAGCGGCTACAGGGATAGAGTTACCCGCAGTCAGACCAAATACATCAGCGTAGAGCTTGTTAGAAGCAAGCAATTCGTCAGCGTCAGCAGAAGTATCAGCTTTAGTGCCGTTAGGTGCAGTACGTGCAACCCAGACACCAGAAGAGTTCTTCTCCCAACCAGACATGTAGCCCATTACTTCTTGGTCGAACTCGTCACGTAGGCGGTAAGCCGCACGATCAGTAGCAAGGTCCATGAAGTTAACGTGGCTGTGAGCCGCTTCAATGTCATCAATAGCGAACTGGAAGTAGTTAGCCTGATCGATGATCAGAGAGAAGTCTGCGTCAGTGATGTCCTGAGTAGCAAGCTGAGTACCACGAGCGTACGAGCTTACAGTGATTTCAGGTTCTTTGATGATGCGTACAGAGTCACCGAAGTTAGCAATCTCACCGAAGTAATCGGTGTTAGTTACGTCTTCGATAACAGATGACTTACGGAAAGTTTTCTGTACTTTTTTAGAGTAAATTACTGGGCTGAAGTTACCGTTTGGAAGGTTACCGTAGCCACTAGCAGTTTGAAAAGCCATGAGGAATCTCCTTGTTGAGTAGGCTAAATCCGTCTACACGAAGTTAATTAAGGTTTGGTTTGTGCAGACTGTTTGGGATTAAGTGGTACTAAACAGAAAAGACTTTCGGGCTAAGGGCTGTAACTTCCTCAGGTAATCTCTAGCTTTGATAAATCTTTGTATAAACATTGTTTAAACGCCAACAAACCAACGCTCAGAGGGCTGAGAGTTTCAGGTATTCTTAGTGAAGTTCTTCTGAGGTTGAAAGACAGGGGTAGGCAGATGCGGCCCTGTGGTGGGTTTAAGTGCTGTCCTAGGTGTTTCACAACAAGCTACTGACAGCACTTATAACTGAGGTTGTTATATCACGAGTAATGTACCGATTACAAGTGATTATTAACGTGCGGCCCCAGATAAATCGTATTCAAAGTTACCAGTACGCATAGCTTCAAAGATTGCCTCTTCGTTAGCTTCGTACTCGTGAGGAGCCATGTTAGCTACCTGACTCTCTTTGAATCGTGCTTTACCGCCTGTAGGAGCACCAGCAGATGAACTGCGGCCTACTGACTTAGCGGCATCAGCGTTAGAGTTTGAACGCTTGCGCTTAACGCCTGTATCAGCTTTGTACAGGTCAATAGCACGAGCGGCGGCACGAGCATCCGTCTCATTCTTGTAGAGTGCATCCTGCACCCAATTAGGCTGTTCTGCGACCCAAGCATGGAACCCTTTATCTGAACGGATGTCTAGGAAGTCTGGGTGTAGCTTCAGTAGTTCCTGTTCAGCCTTCTCACGCTCTAGGCGCTTCTCTAGACCTTTAAGGTTCTCCATCTGCTTCTCACCAGCTTGTAGAGCCTCCATAGCACGTTTCTGTGCGATAGTGTCTACAATAGCGGCTACGTCAGGGTATTTCTTAACCCACTCGTTAACCTCATCTTCCGTCTTAGGGAACTTAAGCTGTTTGCGAGTAGCTTGAGCTAGCTGGTCTTTAAGCTCCTGCATCTCACGTTCTTTCTGTTGCATGCTCTGTTGCATGTGTCTGCGTAGATCGCCGTAACGTTTCTTGAACGAAGAGTCCTCATCTGAGGATTGTTCCACATCCTGTACAACTTCTTCAGTTTGTACATTTTCTGTTACATCTTCGTCTAGGCTGTTACGATATGCACCTTGGTACTTAGCCATGGTTGTTTCTCCTTGGGGGCCACAAAGTAGTCCAAGCTCCTCCCTATGAGGAGCCCAGAGGTTCGCGGGTAGGCCCGTGCCGCAAATTATTTTTTGATTGTTGCGTAACGCTTCTTAGGTTTTATTGCGAAGCCGCCTTTGTTAAAGTTGTCGAAGTCGTTGCCATCAGCAGTAGAAGAGATAGACCCACCGCCATCGCCCGGATCTGATCCGTTACCTGAAGTACCGCCACCAGTACTAGAGCTGTAGTTGCCTCCTGAAGAACCGATACTGCCACCACCTCCTGAAGAACCGCTACCAATGCTGTCGAACTGAGCATCGATAGCATCGAAGTGTGCGTCAGAACCAAAGCCATCGTTAGCTACAGCCGCCGCTTCAGACGATGAACCGTAATCAGAACTGTAGCCTAAGCCTCGGCTACCAGAGTCACTAGTACCCGAATAGAACTCTTCCATGTTCCTGCGCTCGCCAGCATCAAGCTTGCCGTCATTGTTATCATCGAATAGTTCAGCGTCCTGTGAAGCAATGCCTAGAGCCTCCTGACGGCCTCTGTCAGTAGCTAGAGACAGTCCGTACTTGTCAGCAGTACTCAGCCCTAGGTCACTACCAAACGTATCATCAGACATGTCAGCGAATGTCTCACGGCCTATCTGTTCAGCCCCTGCTGAGTAACCCCAATTACCGCTAGGCTCTTGAGTCAATCCAGACGCACGTTTCTCTGCGATTTCAGATGGAGTTAGGAATGAACCTGTCCGATATGGTAACCCTTCAGTGTCGTCCGTGGTAGGGTTCTTACCAGACATAAAGCGACCAAGCTTGCTAGCCGCAAAGCGATCTTTTAGTGAAGAGTCTTTGTCTATATCCTTCAGGCGGCCATACTGATCAGTCATAGTAACGTCAGCTTTGAATGGGCCAATGTCGTACTCGTCACCTTCTGTACGCTGGTCCGTTACCATGCCTGTAGCCGCATCTAGGTTAACTCCTAGAGTAGTATCGACTGGATCAAGTCCTAGATCCGCACGAGCCGCGTTAACTGCTTCAGTATTGTTTACGTTGATGCCCCAAGCCGCTAGAGGGCCTCCGAATGGAATAGGTAATGCGCTAGCCACCCCTTGACCGATAGCCCTTTCAGTAGGATCGATGAAACCGTAGTTATTAGCTAGCGTACGCTCCATAGGCGTAGGAGTTGATCCGTCACCACTAGAGCCGCTACCAGTAGCAGACGGGCTATCCACGCTAGTAGACCCTGAGATAACTTCCTCAGCAGTAGACTCTTCATCGTCCTTAAGAACACCGCCCATCTGTTCAAACATACGCTCTGGAGTCTGGTCTAGCGTTTCTGCTTTACCTTCAGCCAACTCAGCTTGTACAGTACCGCGACCAATCTGCTTACCAGTAGCAATGTCGATGTAGACAACGACCATCTTACCAGTCTCCGGGTCACGTACCATGCGGCGTACTAGGCGGCGTTTAGGAGCTTCTGTAGTGTCTTCGCCAGAGGTAACTTCGCCACCGTCAGCGGCCAGCAGGATAAGCAACTCTTCATCACCTACTTCAGTAGGCTCCGTAGGGTATGCTTCAATGCCATGCTCACGTTCTTCTTCAGTTTCTTCGTCTTCAGAGTACTCTTCGCCCTCTACCTCGTACTCCTCTTCCTCTTCTTCCATAGGCTCAGGAGACTTAATCTGATCTTCCATGTGCATAGCCGCTAAGCCTTCCTTAGCTTCTTCACGCATCTCCATGATGTGCTTAAGGCCATGGTACTTAACTACGTCAGCAGGCAGTACAAACTCACCTTCAGATAGCATGGCAGGTATGTCATCGCGTACGTTCTCTGCACTAGAGCCGGGAGGGATTGGGTTACCTGACTCTTCATCGTAACCGATGATCATCATGCCTGTTTCGTCTTCTGCCATGAGGCCACCTTTATTGAATTTCTCAATGTTACCCATGTCAGCAGGAGCTGATGCACTAGCATCCACTTCAATGTAGTCGTAGATAGGGTGCTCTTTTTTACCAACCTTGATCGTACCAATCTGTTTACCTACCTTAACGTCACCCACAGTAACTGGGCGCAGGTTAGGCTGTGGTAGCTCTTCCTTGTATGTCCCATCTTCTTGCTTGCGTCTAACCTTTTTAGTTAGCTGGTCCATGCGAGCAGGGCCTACAAACTGGGTATCCAAAGTGTAGTAGTGCTTACCACCTGTACCCTTAGTTTCTACAGCCACGATAGGGTTATCAAGCTTACGGAAATCTTCACCTACTTTAACGCTGAATCGCTCCGGCTGTAGTAGGTTAGTTCGTACCTCAGCCCCTGTGCTACCTGTGTTAGTTTTATAGTTAGCTTTCATCTCAGCTACAGACAGGCTAGGGCCTTCGTAAATGTTAGCTCGTGCTACAGACTTGTTATTCTTACCTGCGGTAGATCGTTTCTCTGAGGTACGGGCGGTTACGAATAGGTTTTCAAACGTCTCGTTAGTTACGTCCTTGGGCTTGCCTTGGCCCATCATAACGTAGTTACCGTACTCCATATCTAGCTCTACACCAGCATCACGCAAGCCTTGGCTCATGCGATCACCTTTATAGCCTCGGCTGTCTGGGTTCCAGAACTTACCGGGGGCTGGCATAACCGATCCAGCAGTATCGGCGGACATAGCGCGATCTAGGCGAGGGTTGAGTACTTCTTCTACAGATTCATCAGGGCGCAGTACCGCACCATCCTTTTCAGGTACGTACCCGTCTTTGGTCTTCTTGAGAGGCGTGAAGAACTCACGGAAAGCTGGTGATAGCTCTTCCACTACATCGTCTACACCTTCCATGATAGCCTTGCC